GTTCGATGTCGAGTGTAGCCGCGCCGGACCCGTCCGCCGTGGCCATGGCAACGATCTGATGCAGTCGCGATGTCGCGCCGGAGCCGAGCTGTAGGAAATCGCCGGGCAACAGCGTCTTGCCAGCGCCAAGCCCGGTAACCGGTAGCGCGCGGGCACGGGCCGCAGCGGTGCCAGTCACCACGCCGGTCGTGTTGGCGGTGCCGCGCGGGCGGGCGTAGATCATCGGCCCGACCAGCGCGGTGCCGACGCGCCCACGCATGGAAGCGACCCATGCCGTCAGAACGGCCACGTCGGACACGCGCAAAGCGAGCAGATCGAGCGAGACCTGCCAGGCGGACGACCATTCCTGCACCTGCTGCGCGCCGGTGAAGGGCGAGCGGGTGACGGCCGCAATGGTCTCCAGGAACGGGCCGGTGAGACCAGTGAGGCGCAGCCCCGCCGATGTCGGCAAGGAGAGCGGATAGATAATCGGCATCAGAGCCTTCCACGCGCCATGGCATCGCCGACGGCGCGCACGGTCTCTGCCTTGATCGCCCCTGCGATGGCGGCAAGTTCGCGTGCCGAAGCGTCGGCGGTAAATGTCTGGTTGACGACGACCGTCGTTCTGCCGCCCATGGCTGCGCGATTTGGCACGATCGTGCCGACGCTGGTCGGCGTGAACATTTCCGGGCCGCGCTCGCCGACAAGATAGGATTTCCCCGGCACGACCGGGCCACCCTTGGCGCGCGGGCCGCCGAAGGGCAGCGCGTTCACCAAACCGCTCGCGCCAGACCCGCTGGAAAACAAGCCGGAGAACAGCCCGGCAACGCCGCCGGACGAACCGCCGGCGCCCAGCAGCGTCTTCATGCTCTGGATCAGCGGGGTGATGATGAGGATTTGCGCGCCGATGCGCACGAGGTCCTTGATGATGCTGTCGGACAGGTCCGCAAAACCGACCTTGCCTCCGGTGACGAGATCGCCCAGCGTGTCGCCGAATTTGGAGCCGACGGACTGGACGGCGGTTTCCAGGCCCTTGAACAGCCCTTCCAGCTCGGCCTGCGATTTTGCCGCATTGCTGCCGGCTTCCAGCGTGCGCTCGCCGATGCGCGCCATGGCCTCGGCGGCCTGATCGGCCGGGATGAGCCCGCGTTGCATGGCCTGAAACAGCAGATCGACCTGCCGGTTATATTCGATAGTGGGGTCAATGGACTTGTTCAGTTCGTCGGCGAAGCGCTTGACTTCGTCGGTCGCCTTGGCAGTGCGCCCGCCGCCGCCTTTGCCGGCTTTGTCTAAAACCGGGAAATCCGCAACCGAAACCGGCAAAATTGGGTTGGGAAGCCGCGACAATCCAGCGCCGATGCGCCCCTCTGACCCAGGCGGCGGTTCAATACCAAAGCCCCCGCCGGTCGAATAGCCATTGGCACCAAGGCCCGCGCCCATTTTGGTGCCGAGTTTTGCATCCCCGCCAGCGCGAATCTGTGCTTCCAGGGAAGTATATTCACGCAGAGACTTGATAGCCCCCGGCAGGGCCTTGGCCACGGCGTCAATTGCACCGGAGACGGAATTGATGCCCGAGGCCAGCGCGGTGCTGGCACCCGTCGAATCGTTGATCACTCCGTTAATGTTGATCAGGCTAGTCTTCAGACGCTCGAATGCCTGCGAAGAGGTGGCTGTGGCCTTCTCGGCCTGGCTTGCCAATTGAGACGAACCCGCTAAAAACGCCCGGAAAAACGCCTCAGACGACAACTTTCCCTCGTTGACGATCTGTTTGAGCTTTGAAACGCTGCCCCCGGCCTCCTTCAGGCCGTTGGCAACGGTCTGGAGGATCGGCCTTGCCCCGTCGATGATGGAGTTGAACTCTTCCGCCTGGATCTTGCCGCCGCCCAGCGCCTGGCCGAGCTGCAACAGCGCTCCAGACGCTTTCGTGGCATCCGTGCCGGCCACGCGCAGGGCCTGCCCAACGCCCTCTGTAAAGCGCAGAAGGTCCGGCGATGATGCATTCAGCTCCTTTTGCACCGCAGCAAGTTTGCTATACAGTGTGGCTGTGGACTCGATAGAAGTTCCTTGGCGTTGGGCGATGGCAAAGAGATCGGCATAAGTCGACTTCAGGGCCTCGCCCTCCAGCCCCACCACCTTCAGCGCGTTTTGAATGCGGATGAAAGGTTGGGCTGCTTCTGCCAGCGAAAAGGCGGCTAACGCAGTACCGCCGATTGCCGTCGCCGCGACACCCGCCGCAAGCCCCATGCGCCCAAGACCAGAAGTGAGAACGCCAACGGCCTGACCGCCACGCCCTCCGATCTGCTCAAACTGACGCAACAGCTTTTTGTTGGTCCGCTCGAAATCCCTTTCGATGCCATCTGTCGCCTTCGCAGCTTCGCGGCGAGCACGCGCCATGTCGCGCTCGAACTTGGTCGTCTGGACCTCGATCCGCGCCAGAAGGGTTTCGACGTCGGTTGCCACCTATCAGCCCTCCAGCATCTTTTCGGCAGCGGCAAATTCGTCATCGGTCATCAGCACGGACTTGCGGTCCTCTTCGCTGGCGTTGGCGGCAATGAAGCCTTCCACCGCAGCCGCCCATTGCCAGGGCGATAGTTCATTTGCCTGCACAGGCGTGAAGCCCATCACGGCAGCGGCTCCGTAGAGCCCGGCGAAGTCGATCCGTCCGTTGGGGAGGGGTCGGGAGCCTTCGTCTCGCCGGGCTCGTCTTTTCCCGGCCATTCCTCGCCTTCGACGCCAAAGAGCGCCGCCGAGAGAATGACACGGGCCGGGATCACGCTTTCCAGAAGCGGCCTCGCCTCGACATACTGGCGAACGAGGGAAAGCGCCTTCAGGGGGTCCATTCCGCCGCCGATCAGGCCCAGGCGGATCGTCTCGCGAAGGTCTTCCACCCTCCACGAACCGTCGATAATCCGCGTCAGCAGGAATTGCGGGCCGCAGCCGGTCTTTTCCTGCAATTCCGCAATCTGACCGTAGGGCAGGCGGAAACTGTGCTCCGCGTCCCCCCAGTCAAAGCTCACGCGCGCGTCGCGGCTCATCAGGCTGCGGCCACGCTGGCGATGGTGACCGCGCCGTCACTCTGGCCCTCCAGCGACACCTGCCATTTGTTGCCGCGCTCGCCCTGTAGGCTGTGCTGGATATGGAATTTGCCGGAATAGCGCTTGTTCGGCAGCGGGCCGGTAGCGCCAAATCCGGCGATGGTGATGCGGGTCGTCGCGGACAGCGCCGAAAGCGTTGCGGCTTCCATGAAGGGCAGCGCTTCCTTGGCGGCGACGCCAGAACAGGAGAACGAACCGGATTGGCTCACCACGTCGCGCTCGACCCATGCAGGCGCATCGGGATTGTCGCAATCCGGGACCGTCGTGTCGTTCAACTCCTTTTCGATGCTGATTTCGATGGAATTGAAGCCGCAAAGTTTGGTGAAAACGGCGGGCGAGGTCTCGATTTCGATGAAGCCCGCGCCGAAGCGGGCCGTGACGGGCGCAGCCATGGTGTCGTCCTTGTCGTGGTGTTTCTCGCAAGCCGTGCGAGGCGGATCAGGTCTCGTCTATCAAGGCCCGCAGGGTGATTACCGCATGGGAAGTGATGCCATCGGGATCGCCCACCATGCGCGTGTCGCGGTGCATGTGCTCGACACACCGGAAGCCGGACGCGTTCAAATCAGGCAACCATTCATGCAATGCCACGCGGGCCGTCGCGGCAATCTGCCGGGCTTCAACTGCACCAACGGCGCGCGACCAGACATGCAGCGTCACGGTGCATTCCGTGCCATTGATGCAGTCCGCGCCATCCTCGACGGTCTGAATGTCGCCGATCTGAAGAAACGGAAACCCGACGTTTTGCGGCGCGCGGTCATAGACGCGGTTCGACACCGCCGGGACCTGCGATTTGAGCCGTGCCACATAGGCAGCTTGAAGCGGGGCGGCGGGGTCACTCACGAATTAGCCGCGTCCTTCAGCGCCTTGCGGCCGGCGCGGCGAATGCGCGCCAGCGTCTTGCGACGGTTCACCCGGACGGCCGGAAAGAAGAACGGTTGCGCAGTGAAGCCCGGATGCGTCGCGCCATCGAACTTTCCGCCAATTTCCCAAGGGCCGGAAGCACCGAACTCAATCCAGCCTGCATAGAACGCCTTGGCATCGCCAGCGTGAAGAATGACGGTCAAATCGGGATCACCATCGCCGCCAGAGCGCGTGCCGCGGACATTGGCGTTTGCAGTGCGGTAACTGCCAAAGGTGAACCCAATCGAATTGCGCAGATCGCCGCTATCGACCGGCGCCAGCCGCTTTTGCATGGCGCTAATTTCTTCCGCGCTCTTGCGAAGCGCTTCCTTCATCCTCACGCGCGGCAAGCCCTGAATCGCCGCCAGTTTCCTCAGAAACTTGTCCCGATTCTGAAGCGCCATCGGCAAGAACTCCCAAAGCGCGCGCGCGCTCGGCCTGATGCGAAGGGATCAAGCCGCACCACCCCGCCGGAAAGCATCTGACTTGACGCGGGATAGGCCCGTCATCGCCAAGCAGGGTGCGGATTTCCGCCGCCACCCGGAACGTGACGCGCGGCATCAGGAACCGATGATGATGATGTCGTAGGTGACGGTCGTTCCTGCCCCGCTGTTGGCGATGCGCAGGATGTCGCCGGTCGTTGGCGTGACGGTCCAGCCGGCGTTGCGATTGGTGACCAGGAACTCGTCGCCAGGCCTGATTGCCACAGTGTGCGCCGCCGCGCCAAAAGGACCAAGAAAGCCGTTCGTCGCGCCAGGGCTCATCACGACATTGTTGGTGTTGCCTGCCGCCGCGCGGATCATGATGGCGCGGACAAGCGTGAAGCCAATCGTCCCGCCAAAGACGGCGGAAAGCGTTCCATTCAGGTCAAGGTCATCATTGGCCGAAGCGGCAATGGTGCGCGTGTCGGCAAAGACGATATTGGCCTGCCCTGCCAGATTGCCGGGCGAAAACGTCGTCCGGTCTGAAAGCTCAAATGGCATCTGTGGCGAGCCCAGATCGTTCGACCCGATCAGCGTCCCGCGAATGGTGATGTCGATGTTGGCAGAGACAGACATGGTGTCGTCTTTGGGTTTAGGGGCTATTGCGGTTAGATTGCTACGCCCTCTTCCAGGACGAACTCGATCACGCTGCCGGTCGTCAGGGTCTTGTAGGGCGCTACCGGCAGGATATCGATGAGCCGCTCGCCATTGGCGGGGATCACCACGGCAATGGACGGTTTCGTCACGAGACCAAGGCCGGGCGCGCTGGTGTTCGGCGAGGCCGCGGGAATGGTGACGGTCGTGCCGGTCGCGCCGCATTTGACGTAGAGCACGGCGGATTCTCCGGCGACCTCGAGGGACGAGACGTCGATATCGTCGTCGGCGGCGGCAGCGCCAACGATCAAATTATTGCCGGCCTCGACGAAGAGCAAAGGGTTCATGGTGGCCATGTAAGGTTCATCCTTGCCGTTTTGGTTTCTGTGAGGGAGGGCAAAGGCCGCGATTACGGCGTGCCGTAGGCGATCTTCGCCAGATTATAGAGTTCGGCGCATTGCAGATCGTTTAGCGCCGACGTCCACTCCGATTCCATGTAGAACGCGCCGGAATGCAGGAACGTGCTGAACCCGCCAATTCCAGTAAGCGTCAATGGGTTTAGCGCGGTGCCCGTCTGAGTGGTCTGCTTGACACCGTTAATAAACAAATCAACAGACGATCCATTTCTGCGGAAAATAATACAAGCGGGTCCCGTAGTAGATACCCAAGGCCACACAACTTGCGTTGTTCCAATGCCACCGCCCGTTGAATACATAAATCCTTGCCCAGTAGCTCCAGGAGTGTACCCAACAAAATTTGCAGCCGCATTTCCAGTCAAAACACGGATTGGCCCGGTTTGTGGCAAAGTTGCGACGACCATTATCGTGTTCACCGTGCCAAGCGCGCGGGACGCCGTCGTGAGGATCTGAGACGTGCCGTTGAAGTTGAACCCGCCCCGGTTGTTGTTGAGCGTCTGGACCCACGTCGGGCGATTGGCAGGCGTTGCCTGCGTCAGTACGGCCGCCGACACCTGGTCGAACGGCATGGCCTGGCCCGGGTTTGCCTCTCCCGTCAGGAACGTCGCGATGGCTGCGTCAGACGGGCTCTCGTTCAGCAGCGCGATGTCGGTCGTCGTCGTGCCATCGCTGTCTTTGAACAGCCGCAGCAGCGCCGCCGAGAAACTGGCCACATGGCGAAGTGCCCCGATGCAGAACGTCGGATCGGGGAGGCTGGGAAAGCGCCTGGCAAACTGAGAGGCGCCGTC